ACGCAGGTCAACAAAGAAAACGGACAAGAACTAGAGCAATGGCTGTCTACTAGTCAAGGTAAGATGGTAGGTAATGCTAAGTTCTTAGGATTTCAACGCGGTAATGAGCAGTTCTCTAGTCTATGGGAACTACAAGATCCTCCTATTAAAGTACAAATTGACTTAGAGTTTGTAGCATTTGAAAAGGACGAGCCAACTCCATGGAGCAAGTTTAGCCACAGCAGTAGCTGGGACGATTTAACTGCCGGCGTTAAGGGTGTGTTCCACAAATTTCTAATTCAAAGTTTATCATCTCTTAGCAAAAAAGAATTCTTGCTGCGTAAGGCAGTAGGACGAGGCAAAGCCAAAGAAATTCAAGACGTTCCTACTACTGACAACATGGTTAGCTTTGCCGTGTCAAGTAAAGAAGGTGGTGGATTACGTGCCAAATACGAACCTGTATTAGGGCCCAACGGAGTACCTCTAGTCATCGATGGATTACCTGTGATGCAGGCATTGCCAGCATCTGGTTACGAGCAGGATATTGGAAAAATATTTGGTTCGATATTTGGCACCAGACTGAATCCTAAACAGGCAGCACAATTAGAAAGCAAGTACTGGAGTTTTGTGGGACTAATAGATGCGATGAATACTTTAGTTTCTCCGGAAGAAAAACAATCTGTATTAGAAGCATTTATTGAAAAACTATTTGGTAAAGGTGCCCAAGGACTTTACAAAGGTGATCCGGAAAGAGACTCAGCTGAAAAATCAGCAGCATTAGATTTAATGATCAGCAGACTAGGTGTACAGGCCCCTGCTGATCTTGAGCAAAAGAAACAACAGTATAAAGCAGCTTATAGAGTAACTGCTGAAAATCTTTCTGAGGCAGAAGTTAAATCACAGTTTCGAAAAGGCATGCCACATCTGCGAGATCTAAAGCCTCTTGATTTATTAGATCTTCTAGATGAAATTCATGATGGCAACGGTAAGTTTAAATTAGAAAATATTCCGTTAAATGTTAAAATCGACGGATTTGGCGGACGATTTGGCAAGGACGCCGACGGCAGACCATTTATGGCAACTAGTAATACGCCGCCTCGCTACGAAGCTGGATTTGTCAAGTACCATCAGGATAAAGGAACTACTGATCCGGAAATTCTAGGTCGTGCTGAAAAGTTTGATCAGCTGTTTACTCAGATGATGGCTGCTATCGAATTAATAGATAACAAGTTAGGTCCGGACTTTTTAGTTAACAAACAAGTAACTTGCGAAGTGTTGTTCTTGCCCTTTGCGACAGAAACTCCAGAAGGTAAATTAAAGTTTGTGGGGATCAAATACGATAAACTACCTGAAGGTATTCAATTAGCACTAGTACCTTTTAGAGTAGTGGACGCTGCCACAGGCGAAGACTTGCCCGATGCTCAAGCTGTAGTTAAAAAATTAACCAGCGTCGGCAAGCAAGGCAGTGTCATGTTTATTGATAATTCTTTAACACAAAAAGAAGGATTAGATGTTACTGCTATAGTTCCTCCAATAGAAAACTTAGAGCAGATTAAAGCACTAGTTCAATCTAAGAAACTAGCAGATAAACGCAGCGCAAAAGAACAACTTGCGCCTGTTGCTTTAGCATTAGAGCAAGCAATTCAAAATGATCCTAATATTTTAGGCAAGGATATTCTCGGCCAAGATTATGAAGGTATTGTTATTAACAGTCGACTAGGTCCTATCAAAGTTACCAGTCCAGAACAAAAGAAAGTTATTGCTGACAAACAAGCAGCTAAGGCAGCAGCACGTACAGAGCAACCTCGCACTGGAAATAAAACTGCTGTAGTAGCTATTGGTAGCTTTGTAGGTCACAAGGGACATCAACAGCTATTTGGCCTCACAATCAATAAAGCAAAAGAAGTCGGCGGAGATCCTTATCTGTTTATGGGCAGTGCTGTAGGTGTTGATGATCCTATTCCTGTAGCAGATAAAATTAAAACTTGGAAACAACTGTATCCAGAATATGCAAGTAACATCGGTGCTGTGACTCAAGAAGGCGGTAGTTTGATGCAAAAGATCAAACACGAACTAATTAACCCGCTGCCAGGCAAGCCACCACGTTATGACAACGTTATCATTATGGTAGGAGAAGATCAAGCTAAGATGCCCATTGCTGGTGCGTTAATGAAAGCAGTTAATAAGTTCCCAGGATATGAACACGTTAAGGTAGTCTTAGAACCAACTCCTCGTGGTACTGGTATGAGCTTTACTAAACTACGCAATGTGTTAAAAACTGGAGATGAGCAGCAGGCATTCCAAATGTGGAATGATGCTTTCAACGGTGGGCAAGATGGAGCAAAGCCGTTACCCCCAGAATGGATTAAACACTTAATGGATGTATCAAGAACAGGTATGAGTACGCCACAGCCAAAACCAGCAGCACCCAAAAAGCCTGCTGTTCAGCCTGTAGAACAACCAGCATTAAGCGAAATGAGATTGTTTAACGCACTAGTATTAAAAGAAAACTTTGCTGACGGGCGCAATCCTCAAGACAAAGGTGACAGCAAGCGCCACGGAGTTCCTACTAAAGCATCAGTAAGTACATTACGCAAGGTGGCTAAGCAAGGCGGACGCAAAGGACAATTAGCACATTGGATGGCAAATATGAAAGCAGGAAAAGCAAAAGCTAAGAATGAAGACTTTAACGGAGAGTACGATGACGAAGCAGGAATGGCGCAGAGCAATCTACGCACTATGGCTCGTGCCGTTGACGGACTGTTAAAAACTATCAAAGACAATGATAACTTGCCAGAGTGGGCTCAAGAAAAGATTGCCAAAGCAGAAATGATGTTAGTCAGTGTTTGGGATTACTTGTTGAGTCAAAAAGAACTAGGAATGGATCCTAAGATTAGTGAAAGTATTGCTGTTAACAACTTAAGACAAATTGTAGCAGAACTGAGCAATGAAAAATTAGCACAATATAAAAAGGCCGCAGGAGCTAGTGCTAGTGCTGCTGATAAGGCAGGCGACTATGCTAAAGGTAATAAACGTTTCAGTGGCATTGTTAAAGCAACTAAGAAACAGTTTGCTAACGATGAGAAAGGCGTAGCGGAAGTAATGTGGTCCCATAAGCCTGAAGATATTGAAAACATTCACACTTGGCAAAATTCTAATACCGGAACAGATTCTAGAATGTTCCAAGGTTACAAAATGAAATTTACTGATAACGAATTACTAATCTACAAAGGTGGAGATTTAGTATATAAGCAAGAAGGCAATTTTTCAAACCCGACTAACAAAGATATCATGTTAGCAAAAGGTAAAATAACACGGTTAATCCATAAAGAAAAAAGTATGGAGGAAGATTGGCAGAAGACTAACAAGCAAGACAAAACCGACGGTATGAGTTCTAAAGCCGTTAAAGCATATCGAAGAGAGAACCCTGGTAGTAAATTAAAGACTGCCGTTACTACAAAGCCTAGCAAATTAAAAGCAGGCAGCAAGGATGCTAAACGCCGAAAGAGTTTTTGTGCTCGTATGTCGGGCAACAAAGGCCCAATGAAAGATGATAAAGGTCGTCCTACTCCTAAAGCAAAAGCTCTAAGCCGATGGAACTGCGAAAGTGTAGAAGAGATGCAGAATCTAATAACGACTGCCGAACAAAAAATTGCCGAAATGAAAAATGAAGCAATGTTACCTACAAGCGCATTTGCGGGCAGTGATAAACATAAACTAGGTAAAGCAGGTCAGTTAAAAGGTACAGCACCTAAAAAACGACCTATTGGAAAACTAGTAGGCGAAACAAACAAGCAAGTACCAATTGGTGAAGAATACGAAACCCAGATGGCATTGGCTATTCTAAAACTGTTTGAAGATAAAAAATGAAACAGTATAAAATTACCAGTGAAAATTTTAACGAAGGTGCGGCCGAATCCAACGACTGTGTACTGCCAGACAACGATCCTATTCACGAAATGCGAGTACTTGCCGGATTGGGTGGCCTAGGTGGACAAGCTAGGCTAATGGAATACAGATCAAAAACTACTATTCGACCTGAAAATATTAGTCATGCTGCGGCAGAAACTTCAAAAATACAACGTGAAAAAAATATAAAATCTGGAACGCCGGAATGGTTCCAATTATGGTTTAGCCTGCCCTATATGACAGGCGAGAAAAAATTTGGTAAATAACGGTATGAGAGCAAAAGATTTTATTGTTGAAAAAAAGCAAGGCAAAATGACCAAGCGTCAGCAACAATCCACTAAAGGCGTACATGTCTATAGCGACGCAGAAAAAGCAGACAGTACATATGTAGGCTTTAAAATGGGTCAGGCTGTTGCCAGCACTGATGGAACTTTTGTTCCCGAAATAAATGCCAAAAGTTGGGCAGGTAAGAAAAAGACCGCGCACCCTTATTCGAAAGAAGAAGCTGAAATGCTTAAAAAAGCATATAAAGCCGTGGGCGCAAAGTGGGAAGACTTAAATCACGGCAATATGGATAGTGAAGAACTAGACAGCACAAACAAGTTCGGACCAGTACCCGATAGGAATAAGTTAAAAAAATGAAGATCAATCAAATTTTAGAATCAATAAGCGCTGGAGTAACTGGCACTAACTCTATTGCAACTGCTCCTAGCAAGACTGGCAAAATTATTAGGCGTCAAAAACCTGCAGACAATGCTCTCGATAGCGGGAAGCTGTTTCAAGAAACTAACACCGCAGAAGACAAACAAAAAGGTGTCGACGGCAAAGCCTGCTGGAAAGGTTATAAGCGTATGGGCACTAAACAGAAAGGCGGTCGTACTGTTGATAACTGTGTTAAGATGGAAGATACAGTGGACGAAAATAAAAAAGGTGTCCGCGCTGTACAACATACTACCAAGCCAAGAAACTTTGTAGCTAAAAATGCCGCAGCCACTACAAGTGGAGCCGGTGCTCACAAAGACAAAAAGAAAGCAATGAAACAGGGCGAGACTAAACACAAGGGAAAAGAACCTGCGTATGAGTCTAAACTTTGGGCGGCGCTGGATCGAAAAATTATCAAATAATGAAAATTGTTCAGCTGTTGGAGAGTCAAAAATCAAAGCCCGATTTTATATCAATACTTCGGGAGTTTCTTCCCTTTGCTATAGACGAACTCGGTCTAGAGACTATACCTAAAATCAAACTACATTTACACATAGGCAGTGTAGATGATCAACCTAGCTTTGGTAGTTTTAACAGCGACACAAAAGAAATCAATATCGCAATAGAGGATCGACATCCTTTAGATATACTCAGAACCCTAGCACACGAAATGGTTCATTATAAACAAAATGAAGAAATCGGACTTAGACCCGGTGCTGGCGCGACAGGTAGCCCAGAAGAAAATCAAGCACACGAATTAGCTGGTATTGTTATGAGAAATTTTAACAAAGCCAATCCACATTTTTTCCAAACCGATGCTGTTAATCTAGAAGAATAATAAAAAGTTTGACACTGTATTTTTATTAGTATATACTTAACGCTTATAGGAGATTAATTATGTCAAAAGCATTCGGCGCACCAGAGCAAGCAAAAATCAAACAGATCGTAGCAGAAGGAATGACTGTTATGCAGGAAATTCAGGATCTAACAGAAGGCTTGAATGAAACTATCAAGGCAGTAGCAGAAGAACTAGAAGTTAAACCTAGTGTTATTAAGAAAGCAATTAAAATTGCTCAGAAAGACACATGGGATCAAGTCTTCCGTGAATTCGACGATCTAGAAACTATTGTAGATATTAGTGGTCACAGCTTCCGTCGTGAAGACTAATGAACACAATAAAAAACATATACACTTGGGCTAAAACAGACTTTAACGAGTGGCCACTGAGGTTTATTTTAGAAATCACAGCATGGTTCCTTAGTATTGCCTGTGCAGTTGCTATGGCGCTAACTGTGCCAAACCCGCCCTTTCTTATTTTATACCCATTGTTTATTTTTCAATGTGCTATATTCTGTTGGGCTGCTTGGACAAGACGCAGTACAGGCATGGTAGCTAATTACTTACTGTTAGTCACTATTGATTCAATAGCTCTAATTAGATTAGTAAATATGTAAGAACACAGTTTGATCAGCTATAAATGATCCAGTTGGTATTTGTAGGCCACAAACTACAAAGGAGAAACTATGAGTTATGTTGATGCGATCTGGAATCGCGAAAAAGACATCGTTCGAGTAGTCGAGCGAGATCCAAAAAAGGGCAGGCTGTATCAAGACTTTCCAGCCCGCTACGTATTTTATCACCCCGATCCTAAGGGCAAATATCGTTCAATCTTCGATGAGCCTTTGAACAAGGTAACTGCTAAAAGTTACAAAGAATTTCAAAAAGAACAAAGAATCCACAGCGGTCGCAAACTTTACGAAAGCGATATCAACCCTGTATTCCGATGTCTTGAAGAAAACTATCTAGGCAAAGAAGCTCCAAAACTAAATGTAGCGTTTTGGGATATTGAGGTAGACTTTGACCCAGAACGAGGCTATGCTTCGCCAGCTGATGCGTTTATGCCAATTACTGCTATCGCAGTTCACCTACAGTGGTTAGACACGCTAGTATGTCTTGCTATCCCTCCCAAAACTATAACAATGGAAAAGGCTACTGAGTTAGTCAAAGACTTTCCTAACACAATGTTATTCGAAAATGAATATGAGATGTTAGATACGTTTTTGGATCTAATTCAAGACGCCGATGTGTTGAGTGGTTGGAACAGTGAGGGCTTTGATATGCCCTACACTGTAAACCGTATTATCAAAGTTTTGAGCAAAGAAGATACACGTAGACTTTGCTTGTTTGATCAGTATCCTAAGAAAAGAGAATACGAAAAATATGGAAAAGAGGCTGTTACTTATGACCTGGTTGGTCGTGTTCATTTGGACAGTCTCGAGCTGTACCGCAAATACACATATGAAGAACGACATACCTACCGATTGGATGCAATCGGTGAGATGGAAGTAGGTGAAAGTAAAACAGTGTACGAAGGTACATTGGACCAACTATACAACAACGACTTCCGTAAATTTATCGAATATAACAGACAAGACTGTGCTTTGTTAGATAAACTAGATAAGAAATTAAAATTTATCGATTTAGCCAACAGTATTGCTCACGAAAACACAGTACTGTTACAGACCACAATGGGAGCAGTGGCAGTAACTGAACAAGCTATTGTAAACGAGGCACATCATCGAGGAATGATTGTGCCAAGTCGACCAAAACGTGACGAAGACGTAGATACACAAGCTGCCGGTGCGTATGTTGCGTACCCTAAAAAAGGATTACATGACTGGATTGGATCAATGGATATTAACTCACTATATCCGTCGGCTATTCGAGCGTTGAACATGGGCCCCGAAACTATTGTTGGTCAATTACGTCAAGAATATACAAAAAATGAAATCACTGGGAAGATGTCTAAAGGCAACAGCTTTGCGGCTAGTTGGGAAGGCAAATTTGGCAGCAATGAATACGAACTGGTTATGTCAAAAGACCGAGCTACTGAAATTACAGTTGATTGGGAAGACGGCAGAGTTGATATCCTGTCAGGCGCTCAAATATATGAATTAATATTTGAAAGTAATCAGCCCTGGGTGATCAGTGCTAACGGTACTATCTTTACCTATGAGAAAGAAGGGATCATTCCCGGATTGTTGAAACGTTGGTATGCCGAACGTAAAGAAATGCAGGCAAAATTAAAAGAATGTATTGCATCGGGGAATAAAGTTGAAGAAGAATATTGGGATAAAAGACAGTTGGTTAAAAAGATTAACCTCAATAGCTTATACGGTGCTATTCTTAATGCTGGTTGTAGGTTCTTTGATAATCGTATTGGGCAATCCACAACTCTTACTGGTCGACGGATCGCCAGGCATATGGCTGCGAAAGTAAATGAAGTTATTACTGGCGAGTACAACTACACTGGTAAAAGTGTAATCTACGGTGATACTGACTCAGTTTACTTTAGCGCATATACAACTTTAAAGAACGAGATCAACAAAAAACAGATCCCGTGGGATAAAGACACTGTGGTCCAACTTTATGATACCATCGGAGAAGAAGTTAACAGCACATTTCCGCAGTTTATGTTAGACGATTTCCATTGTCCGAAAAGTCGAGGAAGTGTAATTAAAGCTGGGCGAGAAATTGTAGCAATCAAAGGACTGTTCATTACTAAGAAACGTTACGCTGTATTATACTATGATAAAGATGGTAAAAGATACGACAGTGAAACTAAGGCAGGCAAGATCAAGGCTATGGGTTTAGATTTGAAAAGATCAGATACTCCAGAATTTATGCAGAAATTTTTAGAAGAAGTATTGACCAAAGTGCTTAACAACAGCGAGGAGCAGGAAATTCTAGAAATGATTAGCAAATTCAGAACTGAGTTTAAAGCTAGACCCGGATGGGAAAAAGGTAGCCCGAAACGTGCTAACAATATTACCGAGTATCAAGAAAAAGAAAAGAAACAAGGTAAGGCTAATATGCCCGGTCACGTTCGTGCCAGTATTAACTGGAACACACTTCGACGCATGAACGGCGACAAATACAGTCAACAGATTGTTGACGGAATGAAAGTTATTGTTTGTAAAATGAAAGACAACCCGTTGGGATATACTTCAATTGCATATCCGGTAGACGAGATGCGATTGCCCAAATGGTTTCAAGAATTGCCATTTGATCACTCAGAAATGGAAACAACTATCATCAACAACAAACTAGATAACTTAATTGGTGTACTAGAGTGGGATTTAGAGTCTACTACACAAAATAATACATTTGGCAGTTTATTCAGCTTTGAATAAAATTTATTTGACATTATACAAATTTCTAAATATACTAAACAAAAGGATTTAAAATGAAAGACATTCTTCAAGACATCGTAGGTCACACACATAACCTTGGTTTCCTAAACATTGTGAAAATTACTGGCGATGACAAAAAGACCAGTATCGATAGTATGGCAGACGACCGTTCAGTCATCATGTACGGCGAAACTGCTGACCCACATGCTGATATGATCGGTGTATTCGGCATGCCGCAAATGAACAAACTTAAATATTTGCTAGATTGTCCAGAATACAAAGAAGATGCAAAGATTGAAGTTACTACCGCAGATCGTAGCGGGGAGACTATCCCAACAGGTTTGCACTTTGAAAACAAGACCGGTGATTTTAAAAACGACTATCGCTTTATGAACACAGAAATTATTAACGAAAAGTTAAAGACTGTTAAGTTCCGTGGAGTTAAGTGGGATGTTGAGATTGCACCAACTGTTCAATCTATCCAACGTTTACAGTTCCAAGCAAGTGCTAACAACGAGCACACAACT